ATCAAATGGTGCGCACTTTGGGCAGGCATCCGCCGCAGCGGACCATTCCGCCATCACCCCTACATTTTGCAAACCCAACGCCTCATAAGCATCCAATTGACCCTCGGCATGAGCTCTTATAGTTTCCGTACGGGCTATTAACTTTGCACGGGTTTTATTGATACTATTTATAGTTTCGCTAATTTTCGAGGCCATCTCCGTCGTGGTAGCGCCGGAAAGAAGGCCTTCTGCTATTATCCTACTGATGGACTGATTTAACTGCATATTAAGCATTTTGTACTGAGAAACCGCGTTTAATTGAATTAAACCAAGATTTGACCTGGATTCTGGAGCCGTAGTTATTCTCCTAATAAACTCTGCCGCAGCCCCAACTGCGAAAGACTTAGAAGGAAAAGTTGTAGGATTCTTCATCATCGAATAAGACCTATTAGCTCCTTTTGTATAGGATTCCATAATAAAAACTGGCAAATCCCCATTTTCATAATCAAAAACTTCATTGAATTTAGAATCCATCCATTCGTTAGTTCTAAGTAAAATTTGCTCAGAAGGGAGTAGAGCCAGCTTCATTTGAATGAAATCCGTTAGAAGATAGGTCTTAAAAGCCCTAGCTAGGTTTTTGTATCTTCTTTGAAAATCTACCTCTATCTTTCTACGAATAGTGGTAGTACGGGTAGGATCCATCCTCATCACATTAGCAGGCATCAGCTACCTCCTTTGGAATTGTATGCGGTTCTAAATCGTTAAGTTGGCCTCCCAATTGTTTGGTTTTGCGAACCTCGGCAAGGAGAGCCCTTTTCTCATCAACAGAAAGACCTAAATCAGCCACCTTCACTACGTGCTCATTAAGCTGATGTACTGTTTTCTTAATATCTATTAATTTATCGTTGTATCCTCTTTCCCTATTAAAAGTCCTATTTGCAAAGATGGTAGCCGCAGTATCCCCATCAGCAACCGCATCACATAAAGCATCTTCAAAAAAGTTACCCCTTAAAGTATTTAGGAAATCAACTAACTTTGGAAAATCAGGGTCTTCCTCTTTCCAGTGTTCCAACATATTATAAGAGACACCAGATCTAGCTAAAGCGGTGGTTACTCTAAAATTAGAAGATATTAGTGCATGGATAAATAAGGATTGCCTAGCAGTACGACCTTCGTTAGATAACAGGGCTTCCATTTTCTCAACACCAGTAGCAGCCATATCCTGTTGGTTGAGGCGATTCCATATTTTATTAAGATGAGCGGGGAGTTTTCCATGAACGTATTCGGTGAAAGTCCTTGTCCCACCTTTTTTACCACTTTTGAATATAGCTCTCCCACGTTTTACCGCTTGGCGTACTATTTTCTTTTTGGAACACCAGGTATTAAAGGTATGTCGACATACTCCTATAGTTTCCGCAATATCTTGATTGCAGACCCCATTCTTGGCCAACTCATAGATTTTGAAAACCATTTCTTCCTTAAAAGCCGTATTCATTATTCCTCCCTAGCAAAAGTAAAGGTTTGAACAGCTACATGGTTATATTTCCTATCTTCGTCCTGATAAGTATCCACCAAGGAATATCTTTGGTCTTTCATCCATTCAATAAACCCCTTTCTCGTAAAATACCATCTATATTGATCGGGTTTGAATTTGGTGTGATTTTTAAGATATTCCTTGCCCTCATAGATAGGAATGGAAACTGCTACATGTTTGGTATTATATTCATGTAAAACCCTATCGGGTTCTTTAAGATGTTGGAGGGAATCCCAAAAAGTAAGTACGGTGTAGCGGTCTCTAGAGGACATGAAGCTATTTTGGTGTAACCAATATAAAGCGTCTGGTGCGATGTCCACCCCTTCTGGTTTAATAGTTGTTTTCTTTTCCAGTGTATTTATGAAACTGCCTGTACCGCTACCTATATCTAAAAGGAAAGAGGTGTTTCTCCTATAGGATACCAATTTATTAACTACACTTATCCTAAATTTAGTAATGGCCCTACCTACCGGAGTGTTGTCATATTCCAAATATCTTTTGAAATAATCCCTATCATACTGAAAGGGTGTGGAGTGGTGATAAAAACCCACACCCTTTTCCCATTTCATTTCCTTAAAAGCTACATCTTTTTGAACTTCCGTTCTCATCATCACTTAGGATCCTTTGCTTCACTTCGTCTTGTTGCCGCTGAACCCCCTGGAGGGGCTTTCTCTTTTTTCTGCATAGCCTGGGCTTTTTGGGTTGCCGCCTTCTCTTGTATCTCCAACTGCTTAGTTTCTGATTCCGTCATAGGTATTTCAATGTGAGCCTGGGAGTCTTCGGATTCCGCTAAGATACTATCAACTAGCTCAATGTCCATATCCATAATTTGATGTAAGAATTGCTTAGGTGAAAGAATCATTGAAACATCCCTCTGCACATAATCTCCTAATGCTTCAGTTCTCAACTTGGCTATCTGAGCCCTATCCTCGTCGGTAGGACTATTTAAGTCCGGCCACTCAATAGTAAAGAACTTTACTTCCGGCAGTATCCCCACCTCAATTAAGCGATTAATGAAGGGTCGTAGGACCAGAGGGGAAAGGTAACCCTCCTGGCGTTTTCTGATACGGGTATTCCAAGTAGATTTATCTTGGCTGGAGGCCAATTTAGCTTCCTCCGTCCCTAAAAAGATACGATAGGGGATACCCATTGCCATCGCAATGGCTTTCACATTAGAAGTGATATGATTCTCAGGGTCAGCTACCTGTGGGGCTAACGACTTAGCGGAGACACCAGAAATAGCTAAATACCGCTGAAGGCCGTTTGAATACAACTCCATCTCCTCTTTAATGCTTTCAGGGTCTAAATCCGCACCATCCGCATCATTATTGACCTCAAATGAATAACCAGGAAACCCGCCCTTCCAAAACATCTCCCCACTACCCCCTAATATCTTTTTGACATCTAACAGATAGTTATACACCGTTTGTAATCTGGGCACACCAAATATATCAGACGAATGCCTATTATCCGCCACATGCACAAGCCGCGTCCAATGCACCTTTATATTGATGCCATCTGTAGGATTAGGATCTTCGGCAGTCCCATTTGTAGATATATCATAAAAGGTAGGTTTGGAAAAACGCGGTGAGGAAGTATTCTTTTCGGTATCCGCCACCTTAACAGACAATTGAGAGAATGGCTTCAGATACAACAATTCAGAGGCTTCAGTAAGGGGTTGCTCCAATTTTTTTCCATCATTAACCCCAATCAACAATACCCCATAAGACCCTATCCCACTTAGGACATCAGCCCGATACAAATAATTATAAACATCTTTCTCCCTCACTAGCTCCTCCCACTTTTTTTCAAAATCAGTGGAATCAGCCTCCTTATTCTCTTTAATAATAGGTGTTACCGACCAGGCTTCAGAGGGCAGGATATTATTTGCCCTAGCGGCTAGGCCGTTCCTCGCAATCATTTTACTGTAATCTTCTACCGTTATGGAGTTGGGGTAGCCGCATTCGCTATCAATGGACCTATCCCCATCTGCTAACATGGAGCGCATCACTTCCGAGCGGTATAGGCTTTTATTAATGCGTAGGGCGAGCTGTTTGAGGTTTGTTATCATTTTATTTTCCTTTCAGTTTTTTCTATATCGAATATTATAACCAATAATCGAGGAGGCACCAAGTCAATTCAAAAAAATATATATTTTTTTTTCGAGAGACACCAAATTCAAAAATTTTTGCTGATGGTTGGAGAGGGCGTGTCCCGCCGCGGCTACGATTCTCTATATTTACGATCGGCAACGATTAAAAATATTTCCGATAAATATTTATTCTATATCTTATAAGTATATAATCATTATAGGTCTATAATCTATGTTTATATACAATAAAAAAAGATATATATACTATGTTTATATGTATTTAAACAATGTTTATATATCTATAATATCGATATTGTTATATGTTTATGCAATATCAATTATTGTTTTATGTCCATTATGGTTTTTCCTGTTTTGTGTCCTATGAAAAAATATTACAAAAAAACATTATTTTGTGTATTTTTGTCTGTACATATACCGATATAAGCTTATACTCTCAATTATGGTAATGCGGTTTTTACCCTGTTGTTTTTAGACAAAAATGAACCGCAAAACAAAAGGAAACTGTATATTTGAAAACTTAAGCCCACGGTAGGCACAAAAAACAGCAGGGTATTTTGTATAATATCCGCACAAGGTAAAACATCAGAAAAAAGGAAACATGATTATGATTAGAATGATAGTAGCAACAAAAGCCCAAAAGGTATCACAAAAAAGCAATACGCCACAAGTGCCGTATATTACAATCACAAAAGATTGTAATGAAAAGGCAATAATGTTTTCACTGAAGGGTGGCGCGCGAGATATCGTGCAGGGCGGTAAAAATGAGCAGTATATCGCTTTTGGTTTATGTGAAAATGCCACGAATTTTGGCATTAAGATACTGAAGGACATTACTGAATTGACTGCCTTGAAAACGCAAGGCATTCAAACAAGAGTGCTCAAAAAGGACATTAATTTGTCGGGTGGTTTTGGGTGCTCCAGTTTGAAGAAAAGCCCCAAAAACGACAAGGGTCTGGACTTCAGCGATATAAACAGTGTCTATACTGGGACACTGCAAAAGGTAAACAAAAAGGAATTTGATGGTTTTGAGTATATCGCAGTATTGACAAAAGAATAGATTGTTAAAAAGACAGGGATTGAAAAAATCCCTGTTTTTTTTGGGGCTTAAATGCGACAAAATAGGTATATAAAGATTATATAGTTATAAACTTATAATATATAGAATATTTGAATATCGGGAATCGCGGGAAATCATTTTCAGAATCATTTTCAGAATCATTTTCATCGTCATTTCATTTTCCATTTCATTATCTCCTTCATCACCACCTTGCAGAC